ATGACGCCACCAATAATTCACAATCGCCTCAGTAACCACCGCCTTGTCCCCGTCCTCGGGACGCTTAGCGTTCACCGTAATCTTCGGATGGTTCACCGCAACCGAAGGAGCAACAATGTTGATAGTAGAAAACGCCATATTGACAAGCAACTGGTCTTCGCGAGTATCAGTACGATGATGCTTACCGCGATACAAATCAATCATCCGCTGCCACAAGTCGTCATACTTCTCTTCCTTGCGCCAACGACGAGAATGCTCCAACTTGTTGCGATACCGCTTCAACAACTCGTAGTTAGAAATGCGTGCCATTATTCCTCTTTCCCTTTATGCCAGCCGATGTGCTCGTCCAACTTTGTACCTATCTTGTCAACCTTATGAGCCACATTCCGAAGCAGAACCCTGCCTTCGGCATGCTGCTCAGAGTTCTCCTTACGCAACTTCTGTAAAACAACTACTATTGGCCCCGTAATAATCGCAACCGCAATCGGAACCAGAACAGTCTCCATGTCACACCCAGCGACTCCCCACAGGTTCAGCGTTATAGCCGTTCACCTTGGCATCAGCAACCGTTTTGGCTTGACGCTCACGAATCGTAGGACCATGAAAATCTTCCTGCCCGTATGTGAAACCCAACCGAATTGTCTTCACATGGCATCCGAAACACACCGCACCACGGCGGGGCAATTCCTCAGCCTCAAAAGACTTACCACACGGCTCACAAACAAAAACTTGCATCACCCTTAGTCCCAACCGCTACTTCTCACATTATGGGACCCAATCAACGCCCTTTCAGGCTTCTTTTCACGAATAATGTGCTTTTCCCACCAACCCAACGTATTCGCCTTCGGCGTATCCGTCCCACGATACTCAGGAAGCCACACATACTTCAACATCTGATTCGCAATCGCCAACGACATCACCCTGTCATCATGCGGAGAACCATGCATTTTTCCATTCTCCTCACGCACAAACGTACGCAACTCGGCAACCGTAGACTTACACCACAACCCCAACACACTGTCACGCAAACCAGCATTCAACTCGTCCACAGCCAACGGTTTAGACACACTCGTCGTACGCCAACCCAACGTCTCCGACACAGTCGGATTACGTTGACCCAACCGACGCTGCCGAAACAAATTCTTATACCCCACACGCTGCAACCCCTTCAACGTTGTCAAACCATGATTGTTTGACTCCACACCAATCAACGCCTTGTTATACCAATGCCCAATCGCATACAACGTTTCCTCACCAAACAAGTCAGCATCAATATGACCATGCCAATGCGCCACTATCTCCCCTGTGGACGCATTCAACACATGAGCCGAAGAATAGTCACCATGCCCCAAACCCTCAGCAACGTCAGCCCCCACCACATACACCTCACCCAACTCAGGAAAATTCCATACAGCAAACTCGCCACCATCCTCACGAAACTCATACACCCCACGACCCGGCAACTTCGCCAAATAGCCACGATACGGCTCAACCAACTCCAACTCCCTCAACACCTCCAAATCAAACACAGGACGACCAGAACGAATAAACGCCTCATCAGGGTCAGACGGATACTCTTGTGCCAACTGCCAATCAGGCAAATCACGCTTCTTAGCCTCATACCACTCATCGTCACGTTCACCAGCCGACCACGGAAAAAAGATGCCAACGAACCTATTGGTGCGGGTCTGCGACCCGACCCACAAATCATGAAAAATGTTTCCCTCACCATTTGCCGTAGACAAACAAATAACACGACCACCAACGTCAGCAATCGGCTCAATAGAAGCCCACGCCTCATCAGGATTCGGCAAAAACGCCATCTCGTCAATCACCACCCTGTACACCGCTTCACCACGAGCAGGGTCATTACCCGAAGGCAGCGACTCCACCGACGACTCATTCGCAAACACCATCTTCAACTGATTGTCCACGATAATCTCAGGTCCACGCACCTTCATCCACTGAGGCAACATCTTGTAACCATACTTCGTTTTCTGCAACAACTTAGATGCCTCACGCTCAGTACGAGACAACATGACCACAAACCTGTCAGACCAAAAAAACGTTTCCCAAAACACAAACGCAGCAGCAAGAGTGGAAAACCCAATCTGACGAGCCTTCAACACAATCGTATAACGATGCTCCATCCAATTCCGGGCAGTTTCCAACTGCGCTTCACGCAACACAAACTTGATACGTCCACGCTCAGGATGACGAATATGCCAATACGTTGAGCAAAAATACTCAAACGCTGCGAGCGCATCATCCACTGATGCGTCGTCAGCAACTCTGCATTTACGCCACTCCTTCTCGTTGAGAAGGTCCCCCAAATCCATTTAATGCCTCTTTACTTTGCTCCTACCAAACGCTTTATCGTTCGGGTTCACCCAACGCAACACAGGAGGCAACACCGCAATCACAGCAGCCTTCACAATGTCCTCGGGATTCCAGTTACCTGTAGCGATGACAGCAGCAACCGCAGCAAGTGCGCTGCGAGCGTATGATTGTAGGGCGGCTTGTTGTTTCTTATTCAGTTTCATCTGCAACCTCAACAGGTGCAACAAACGCATCAAGTTCAGCATCGTATCGGTCACCGATACCAGCGTACTTAACACGGAAGTTCGCATTAAAAGAAGTTTGTTTCCACTCTCCAGCAAGACCGATACTTGCAATAAATGCTTGACCAATAGGTTCTGATTCAGGAAAGTTTCCACCACCAATTACATCATTTGTCACAACAATAACTTGTTCAACAATGTTATCGGAGTTAAGTTTAGCAAAATGTGCCATTACGAACCCCACCTAATAGTGCCACTGCCGTTAAATGTGTAAATGTAAAAACCACCAGTTTGAGTAACCAACGCACCATTCACAGTCGCTACTGGAGCAGTATCTGGTGTTCGGAAAATAACCACACCACTTGCTCCAGAACGATGCAGAACTGTTCCAAAATATGAACCGTCGCCACCACTTCCACTGTTAACTGCTTTTGTTATTTCGCCATTGCTCGTTCCACCAACCGCACGAGTAATTGCGGTTCCAGTTATGGAAGATGAAACACCAGCACCACCAGTGCCGCCACCGCTACCAGCACCTCCAGCACCTCCAGCACCTCCACCTCCTCCGCCTCTAGCACCACCACCCGTATTAGATTCTCCAGTTCCACCCGCATATCCCTGATTGGCAGTTCCCGCTCCACCAGCCTGAGCGTCATAACCACGACCTCCACCACCAGAACCACCGCTAGCGCCCGTTGCCCCACCAGTCCAACCACCACCACGACCACCACCAACAGAAGTAATTGTGGTTAAACCAGTACCAGAAACAGATGAGTCAGTTCCACTCGTGTGTTGCGCACCACCTGCACCAACAGTCACCGTATAGGTAACACCTTTCGTAATGGACATTGCGGTTTCCGCTGATGCTCCACCTCCTGATGTTGCACCAGATACCGAAGTGCGATAACCACCTGCTCCACCGCCACCACCATATGTCCATGGGTTATCTGGATTACCGCAACCACCACCACCAGCAATAATCAAATATTCAACTGTCGCTGGAGCATCTGCTTCTGCGGTAACTCTGTCAGTTGTCTGCGATGAGACATAACCCATGTATGAACGAGTCATTCCGCTACCTCACTAATATCAACAAACGGTGGAACAAACTTGTCAAGTTCAGCGTCATATAGCCACCCTTTAGAGCAGTAGCCACGACCAGAACCATCACGAAAACATTCAATCCACAACGATGAATCACCGTAGCGGTCAGGGTTGGCAACAAGGAAATCCCAAGTAACAACATGAACAGCGGTCACGATGCCACCTTCAACTTTGGCGAATGTAGTTGGCTCGCTCATACCTTGAACCTCACCCAAACTTTGCCAGCAGCACCATTCCCGCCTGTGGTGGTATTTGCGCCACCGCCACCAGAACCAGCCGTAGTTGCGTTATTGGCAAGACCGCTTGCCTTGCCAGCAACACCACCTGTTCCAGCAGCACCCCCAACGCCATCACCACCACCGCCACCGCCAGCGGCAACATTGTCTGTGCTTGCCGATGTTCCCCACGATGAAACATCTATTCCGTTTCCGCCAGCACCGCCTGTTGAACCGCTTCCATTGCCACCAGCCGATGCATAACCACCACCACCGCCAGATGAACCGCTGCCACCAAAAGTTCCTGTACCAGTACCACCATCATTTCCAAAAGTTTCGTCAATGCTCAATCCACCCGTACGGTATGCGCCACCACCAGAACCACCAGCCTGACCGAATGCACCGTATTCCCAAGTCGCACCACAACCGCCACCAGCCGCCGAAATCTTATCTGCGATATACGATGCGCCAGCAGAACTTACGCCATTATTATTGACACCTGTTCCGCCAGCACCAACATCAACTGCGTAGGTTCCAGCAGCAAGATAGATGGTCGTTGTGCTTGCAAAACCAACTAGCGCACCAGCACCGCCACCGCCGCCTGTCGTTCCACCTGACGCACCTGCGCCACCACCGCCACCACCTAACAGCAGCACATCAAACAAACCAGCCTTAGACACCACAAGGTTGTCATCAGATGAGAAAGTTAGAACCGTATAGTTCACGCCACCGATGGTGCGAGAAGCAGAACTTCCACCTGTTGCAGTTCCGTATGTTTCAACGAATGAGGTTTGCGTCGTCAGCGACGACACATACCCAAGTTGACGGCGAGCCGTACCCATCGGCTAAACCTCAGACCGCAATACGATTGACGAACCCGTGAACAACAACAACGTTCGCAGAAGCAGCAAACGCACGCACAACCTTAGCGGTCGCATTACCCTGCAACACAAGTCCCGGAATCACCGTCACAAGACCAGCCTCGGGCAGAACCGTCAACTCAATGTTGCCATCAGGTGCAGTTGCTTCGCCCCACTCAATCGTCAGTTTCACTGACGATGTGCTGGTGTTTACCGCATACAACCAGATTTCATCAATGGTCGTAGCCGTGGTTGAAGCAGTGTGGATTGCGGTACCAGCCGTTGCGGTAGCCGCAACCTTAATACCCAACCCAGTACCCGTAGTACCAGCAGGCTGCAAAGCCAATTTCGTAAAAGTTGCCATATCTACTCCTTGTACCTAACGCTACCTATTAACTGAACACCGCATTACACAGAACATTTTCCGCATCATCAAACGTCACCGCAGGCGACAACGACGACACAGCACCCGCAAACACACCAGACCCCACAATGTACTCCACCAACTCCGACAACGTCATCTTCTTCGTTGTGGTCGCACTTACGTCAACAACAGGAACAACATCGGTATCATCCGCACCAGCACCCAAAAGTGCTGTCAGTTGTGAAATCTTTAGGTCAGCCATTGCCAGCCTCCATCAAAACGAACCCTCCATCTTCTAGGAGCAAATCGCTACCTGTCTCCAACTCCAAGTTAGAAAC